GAACCAGTTAAAAAGACAACTATAAGTCGACTTAACAAAAAACGTAAATGGGAATATGGATATAATAAAGAAAACGATATTGTCGTTATTAGCAAAACTGGAAAAATTGGGGACATACTTGAGATCCAAGGTCTGCGCATTGCTTTGCCAATGCTGCCAGTGCACGTGTACGAAGACAAGCTAAGAAAATGGAAAAGATTTGATTATCCTAAAGAATTAAGTAAATTAAAAAGTATATTTGATTGGAGATCGTACCCAGAGGAAGCAAAAGAACAATGGTACGACTACATAGACGAAGAGTTTAAGCGTAGAGACGAGGGCTTTTGGTTTATGAATAATGACAAGCCTACTTATATTACTGGCAGTCATTATATGTATCTTCAATGGAGTAAAATTGACGTTGGCGCTCCTGATTTTAGAGAAGCTAACAGACTGTTCTTTATATTTTGGGAAGCTTGTAAAGCAGATAAACGCTGCTACGGTATGTGCTACTTAAAAAACAGACGTAGTGGTTTTTCGTTCATGAGTTCTGCAGAAACAGTTAACTTAGCTACTATATCAAGTGACTCTAGATATGGAATACTATCAAAAAGTGGTGCTGATGCTAAAAAAATGTTTACCGATAAAGTTGTACCAATATCTGTCAACTATCCGTTTTTCTTTAAACCAATACAAGACGGTATGGACAGACCTAAAAGTGAACTTGCTTATCGTGTTCCTGCAAGTAAGTTTACGCGTAGAAAAATTACGGCGAACGAAAAGCAGGAAGAGCTGGCTGGACTTGACACTACTATTGATTGGAAAAATACAGGTGATAACAGTTACGATGGTGAAAAACTTAACTTGTTAGTTCACGACGAAAGTGGTAAGTGGGAAAGACCTGATAATATTCTAAACAACTGGCGAGTAACTAAAACTTGTTTAAGGCTAGGTGCTCGTGTTGTTGGTAAATGCATGATGGGTTCGACTAGCAATGCGCTAGACAAAGGAGGTGATAATTTTAAAAAGCTGTACAGTGATTCAGATGTTACAAGCAGAAACCGTAATGGACAAACAAAGTCTGGTTTATATTCTTTGTTTATCCCAATGGAATGGAACTATGAAGGATTTATTGACGAATACGGACAGCCTGTCTTTAATAACCCAGATAATGATGTACTCGGACCGCACGGTGAATTAATAGACGTTGGTGTAGTAGATCATTGGAAAAATGAAGCTGAAGGATTAAAAAACGATCAAGATGCGTTGAAC